ACCTGCCCCCGACGTGAGGATCGCAGGAATATTCACTGGACCACACACGTCTAATAGAGCGCGTGGAGACGCCGTCCCGATACCAATGTTTCCAGTTGTGTAATAAATATCACTACCAGTTGTTGTCCATGGACTACCGGCGTATGCAACTCCACCTTGATATAAAGTACCCGTGAAATTTAAGTCCCCATTAACATCGAGTTTAAAAGAAGGTGTTAAAGTGCCAATACCAATATTACCACCACCTGTAGCAGTAAGATTTGTTGTACCGCCACCACTTGTCAAGAGTGATAGATTACCATCACTTGTAAACTCGCCTGACGCTGATTTTATTTTAGTAGTGTGTATATCAGCATTTGGAAAATTGAGTATGTGGGTTGCCATATTCTATTAGTACCAAACTTTATTTTTGAACTAACCAATGAAAAACCCTGTGAAAACATTGTTATCTGTACCAAATGTACCACCCTCTACCTGATAAACATTCACATAGTCACCCACAGACAGGTTCAAAACTGCGGATATATTACATTGTATATAGTTTGCCGATGGTGAGCTACACAGTGCATTTATGTTTTGTCTTGTACCGTTGATTGTAAAATCATAGACAGTTACATCGTTTTGATATATACCGTGTGCGCTAAAGAAATAATGTCCAGCCACTGGTGCTGTAAATCTACCATCAGAAGTTGTGTAGCTACTTGTATTATCTGTGTCAACCTGATTATAGTCTATGTCACCGGCACCAACTATGGTACCATCTGTAAGTCTCACGGTGAATGCGGGTACGCTAGTTTGTTTTGCTATACCACCAACTGTTACATTACTTGTAGTGACAAAACCAGTAGTTGCATTGGTAAATTGAACCGTATTAGATGATGTATTCCCGAAATCTGATACAGATTGTAATGTTGTGGCAATTCCAGTGAGTTGTGAACCATTACCCTTAAAGTAGTTTGCCACCACATTTCCGGTAGCCACAAGACCAACATCTGAATTGGTAAACTGAATTACATTAGATGATGTATTCCCGAAATCTGATACAGATTGTAATGTTGTGGCAATTCCAGTGAGTTGTGAACCATCACCCTTAAAGTAGTTTGCCACCACATTTCCGGTAGCCACAAGACCAACATCTGAATTGATAAACTGAACCGTATTAGATGTTATATTTGACACAGTGACAGCGTTATCAAGTGATGTTGTAGCTGAAACGATCACTGTATTAATCATTAAGTTTGTAGTTGTCACGTTAGCAACTTCAATTTCATATGCGCTAATATTTGATGTTGAATAGATGTTACCACCCACGTGAAGAGTAGCGGCAGCGGCGTTTGTACCTATACCAATATTACCCGATGTGTACTCTAGATCATCACCATCAATAGTCCAAGGTGTACTGACAAATGGAGAACCACCCTCATATAAACTACCTGAAAAGTTTACATCCCCATTTACATCTAATGTAAATCCTGGGTCAGTTTTTCCGATACCAATATTACTTGTTTGTGTATCTACATGGAATAATGTAGTACCTACTGTAACATTACCACTTGTATAAGAAAGATCGTCATTTGCGGCGATTGTCCACGGAGAACTCACAAATGGTGAGCCACCCTGATTTAATCCACCACTAAAGTTTATATCCCCATTTACATCTAATGTAAATCCTGGGTCGGTTTTCCCGACACCCACTCTATTAGAAACGGAATCCACGTGAAGAGTTGTACCATCCACGTTTAGATTTGATGAAATGTAAGCTGCATCTGCGTGGAGATCGCCTTGAACACCCACACCACCCGCAACCTTTAAGGCGCCAGTCGTCTTTGAAGTGGAAGCCGTTGCATTGGTAATCGTCCCATCAGTCGATGTAAAAACGCCTACATTTGATGTACCTTGAACATCAAGACTATAAGCAGGGGAATCGGTGTTTATACCTACACGGCTCGTCGACGTCTTCACATAAATGTTAGCGGTCTCACCGACTTGGAAATCCGTACCCTTTTTAATGTGAAACAAATCCCCGGTGTGTCGGAGACTTATCCTCTGTGAACCATCCGTAATAATAGCCGTTTCAATGGCTCCATCTTCGCCTCCCTGGTCAGCTTTTTTAATCTTACCCGTAATCTTCGCATAGAGTTGGTCATTTCCACCGTCGTGTTTACCATCAAATCGAATTTGACCTAGATAATTTCCATTTGAACCCGTTTGATCGCGATATAACGATAATTCGGGATTCGCCGAAGAGCCAGATGTATCCGTTGAAAGTGTGGCCCCGGTTGCATTAACTCGTAAGCGTTCAGTATTCGCCGTGGTGACTGTAAAGGTATCGGCCAAGGGGAAACCAATCTTTGTGTCGGTGTCTCCACTGTGAATCAAATAGTCATCTGTGTATAAACTGGAACCATGTATATCTCCAGCTACACCCAAACCACCCGCAACCTTTAGGGCGCCAGTTGTCTTTGAAGTGGAAGCCGTTGTATCGGTAATATTGACACTATCAGCTTCCACATCTTCTAGATTGGCATGTGTAGCATGAATGTCTCCACCTACACCTAAACCACCCGCAACTTGAAGGGCACCGGTTGTCTTTGAAGTTGCTGTGGCTGTACCTCCCACAATAATATTTGAGCTTGTTGTAATATTTGATGTCACAAATGCGTTACCCACGACATGGATGTTTGCCACGGGAGATTCCGTAGTCACGCCAATGAGACCATTCTTTACGTAAAGATCGTTGTGTTCAATAGTGACCGTATTTTGTGTGATAAGGTATCCCCACACATTCGCTGTAATATGATCCGTTCCATTCCATTCTACATGATCTTCCGTACATCCATTAGATGTATAACCTATAGTAAAGTTGTCTTGAGGATTAGTATGATGACCAATAAATATATTCTTACCGGGATGTTCCATGAGAATACCAATATCCAACGAAGTGGATGTATTATTATTTGCTATATCAAAGATACGATCAGTTATAACCACGTCATTTGATGTAAGTGCAAATGTATTACCCACTACAGAAACATTACCGGCAATTTCCACATTCGCTGAAATTATAATTGAACCATCATCATTTTGAGTAATGACAGAATCAACAAGTTTTTTAGTTGAATCCGTGAAGGGTAGCGTACCCGTTGCCAAGTTTAGTGCTTTAACGCTATCCAGGGTTGTGTCAGCTGCGTAAAGATCTCCCTGAATACCAACACCACCCGTGACTTGGAGGGCCCCCGTTGTCTTTGAAGTCACCGCAGTTGAATCTGAAATGTGTGTAGATGTGGTGACAAGTGCCCCAACATTGGCTGTACCCCTCACATCAAGGGGGTATCCGGGTGACACTGTCAATATACCAACGCGGTTAGCTTCGGCATCAACCTTCAGAGTGTTCGTATCAACGGTCACATTTCCCGCAACCACGAGGTCACCATGGAAACCATCACCAGAAGTAATACTTACACCTCGGAGGGTCACCGCATTTGCCGCGGAGTTGCTTGAACTGCTCACAGCTGTTGTGAGTGGTATGTTCAAGTTCTCGGAAGCAATCTTTTTCAAATCATTGTTAATATTGTTGACATAGACATAATTCATGTCATTGTAGTCTGTGATTAAGGATGCATTTGGAATATCGTTGGCACGACCAATACCTGTCACAAACACACCACCATTACTACCATGAACTTTTGTGACAACTCCAACATTCTGAATAAGATCATTATTAAAGGGTTTTACATTTGATAACCCTCCAGGTACGGTGTTACTGACGTATACAGTTTCACCCGCTATAAATCCAGTCGTGACGACACTAAGGGCCTTACCGTATGCTACAGCTGTACCTTGTTGACCAGTTGTGAGTTGTTGATTTGATAAACCAATGCATGGCATGGTATCGGTACTATCTGAATGGGCGAGACCGACATTTAAGATATTTGAATTATGGGTTCCTTTAACATATACGGCATCACCCTTTTCTATCGTCGTTGAGTCTTCATCGTTACGAATTTTGATATATGTATGCATAGGGTAGTCATTTACCCATTCTCCGCCATCATACAACAAAACTTGATCATCGAGTGGATTAGACACGGTATTAGCCACATTCTCTAACTGTCCCAAACGAATCTGAACGTTTGACACTTGATCGGTTACGATGGCAGTTGTGGGATCCAAAAAGTCCATCGTGTGGGTGATGAAGACATTGTCCCCCTTGAGATGTGTGTTGGCACTCACGATGAGAGCCTTTGTCACTTCAACATTTCCCGAGACATAGGCGTTGCCACTTACGGAGAGTTGTTTTGTTACATTGACATTTCCAGAGACATATGTATTACCCACAACTTCAAGGTCCTTATCAGCGTAAACATTACCGCTGACTGTCAATTCTTCGGTCACAGAGACATTTTGCGACACATACACATTCCCATCGACAACAAGATCTTCGTGTGCGTAAATGTTAGCATCCACGTGGGTTAGACCATACACGTGCACATTAATGTCTTCATCTGACTTTGGTGTAAATGTTTTATCTGTGGGATTTGTATCGGTATAACCGATTGCGAATTCATCAGACTCTTCGCGGTAACCAATAACCACATTTGATAAAGCATCGGGTCTATGCATAAGGAAACCCAAATCAAGGGTTGTATCTTCGGAAGTGTTATTTTGACCAAGTTCAATGAGCGCATCTTTGATGGCTGTATTCTCCGCATAAATTACAGTTGTATCACCATTGACACGAAGATTGCCATCAATGACCATGTCGCGCAAAACTGCAACATTTCCAGAAACAACGAGAACATTTGAACCGGTGTCATCTACATAGAAGTTTGTGCCGACGCTTAGGGTGTGTTCAGGTAACAAATTTGATATACCAACATTTGAATCTGTGACTAAAGAAACATCATAGAACTCACTACTTACTAATTGAACACAATTAGATGCTATATTTGATCTATTAACGGCGAGTCCCAAGTTGACACCACCAACCAAGGTGTTTGCAGATTCCCCGGATTCTGTAATCTCCTTGGTTTTGCGATCATACATCAAAAGTACAACTTCCGGTGCGGTAAAATCGGCTCTATTACGAATGGGGGAAAGATAGACGGCATTTGAATGTGGTGTTGGAACCAAGACATTACTCGCATTGAAGACAACAGTATTTTCCTCCTGATCATTAGAGTCTGGTACATGCTTACCAAACCTAATCTTGGTAGATCTTTCCACCGAAGGTAAGTTCTTGACCATTTAATATATGGTAGTAAATTAATTTGCGTAAAGGAGACCAGCCATACCATTTTGTATACGAAGTATGTTATAGTTGACGGCATAAATTGGATCATTAATGACTGTATTTTCGCTCATGATCTTTGCTGATTCAATTCTACTGAAATTGAGTGTGCCGGTTGGCTGGAGTGAGCTCGTCATGAGGCAGAAACAATAGAGGAAAAAGTCTGGAGAAGTCACAAAGTTTGTGTGATAATAGTTCATCACATCAATGTAGTGTGGTTTACCCCATCTATAGTTTCCGAGTTCAACCCCATTAATACTCAACTTGACTTTGTTTGTTGGTGATGTGAGCGCACCGTTCGTTGTGGTGTCTGACGATGCGAGATATTTCACTGGGTGATTGAAAATGAGATCCTGGACAGTTTCCCCACTTGGAAGATTCTTTTGTACCTGAGTGATGAGAAGGTCGTGGGTGCGTGTCGCAATGTTGCCCCGCTCTTCGTTGTCAAGGTAGTAATAGTTGGCATACATTTCAAAATTGTAGTTTGCCGCTTGGGATCCCCAATGAATTCTCAATTCCACATTGTGATAATTGAGGGCAACTAGGGGTAAAGCACATTGTGGTCCTTCGCAAAAAAAGAAACGAAGTGGGTAAAAATATGAGCGCGCATGCACACCTGGGTGAGTCCCAATTGCACTTCTTGATATATTTTGTGCAAATGTATCTATAGCGATTTTTTCAGTAAATATGCTATCTTGTGTATCAATGACTGAACCACCAATAAGAAGCTCGACTTTATCAATGAGTAGATCCCAACGAGAAGTATCTAAAGCTTGGGTCGTATCATCGATCGTCAAGTAAATGTATCCAAGCATATCCCCCGATCTCTCAATCTGAACACTTGACATTGAATTATTTTTCACATCCCCGCGTATCGTTTGCTTTTCAACGGATTGTGAAAAATTAGAGTGTCGTTTGAAGGTTGAACTAAAAAACGATATCTCTGGGTTGCCCATAATGTACTCATCCTGAGCACCAATTGCTACAAGTTGAACAATACCCGAAGACATGTTATACTACTCTAAAGTGAGAAAATTACAAGTTTGGTTTTCTACACACGAAACGAATCACCAAAAAGTTTGATCCCGAATCGGTTGAATTTTTAATTGTATTACCATCTTGATCTCTGATGGTCACAGCGAGGCGATCAATACGCCTGATTGGGTTGACATATTGTGTCGCGATTGGATAGTTGTCTTTGAAAGTGATGAGTGAATTACTTCCACCGTGTGTAGTGCTTTCACTTATGAGACTCGCAAAAGAACTTCGGAGCATACTCAAGTGTCCCTGACCAGTCAAAACATTTGAAGCTCTGTCATTGAAAATGGAATCCAACTCTTCAACTGAGACATAGCAATGTTCGGTCGCATCGGTTGAATGAATGTGAGTCGCAAGAAGTCTGGCCTGAACCACATTTTTGAGGGGTTGCTGAAGATGACAAGTAAAAGTATTCGCACTGTCTTGACCAATTGAATCAATAGTTATAGTATGATATTCATAGTCAAGATCTGGAATAGTTTGGGGCGAGGTAACCAAAGCCATTTAGTATTAGCTTAGATTAAAGATCCGCCAATTCCATCCCCAATCTCGTAGCCCGCTTGTTCCGCGACGAGCTTTTCGGAACCACAGAGTCCACCTGGAGTGAGAGACTTGGTGTAGGTGCTACCTTCGCTGGTGTGCCCAGGAGCGCATTCCAATTTGTGTTCAAGATCAAAAATTGATTCTTCGTTGATCGCCTTAATAACGATTGGTCTGGGTTGGTACTTGCTTGTATTTTTCAACATACCAAGGATAAAGATAAGCACGATCAAGGCAACAATGGACATGATGGCATTTCGGTTGGCACGGTTAAGGTTTAACATATATAATGTACACACATAATTTTTTCTAAAGTGCGTTAAAGGATATTTAATAGTTTCATATTAGAGAGTAGATGGACGAAGAAATTGTCATTGATCGTGGAAATACTACTGTGATGAAATTGGACGCTGACGAACAGGCTCTGATGGATGAAATTGAGATTTCAGTGCCTCGTGCTCAGCCTGTGCGTCGTCCCACTTCTAACAGACCACCACCACAACAACCACAACAACAAGAAGCCATGGATGCTTTCGTAAACCCAAACAAGCAATCTGTACCAACTCAGCCACAACAAGAAAATGAAATTGATTATGGCGAGGATGATGACGCATTCTTTGACGATGCCAACGATGGACCTCAGTTTGGAATGCAGGAAGAACGACCCTCAAAGGGGTATTCTTCTATTGATGAAGAAAAGGCGGATCTTATTAACAAGTTGGGTCGCCTCGAAAAGAAAGGATTCAGTGTTAACAAGAGACTTACTGCATACTCTAACATAGACGAATTGAGAACTGAAGTGAAGCGGATCACATACAGTATTGATGTTGAGCAAT